TGNGTNTATCCCAAAGGTCCTTAATCCATTTTTGCATTAGAATACTCCTTCGAATTTGAGTCCTTTAGAGGCTATTCCATATCCCTTTTTTTTCTTTGTGTCTTCTGGTACAGAACCTACTGGCACTATTTTTCCATAAGGAATATCCATGCCTTGTGACTTAGGTCCTTTTTTAGGAGGAATAGTTTTTGTTAATCGTTTAGTCATTAGTGTAATGTTAAACTATTTTCTTCTGTTTTCAACCTACTAATTTGAGTAGTTATGTAAGTATCTGCAACATACTCTCCATAGGCATCTACCATTGCTTCACGGCTCATACTTAACATTACTTGAGCTAATTCAACAAGATCAACACCTTTTTCTGCTTGATCTTGAATAAAAACCCTTGTTTCATCTATTATTTTTTGAACTCTTGCTTCTGTTTTTTTATCAATCATACTCATAATATACTGTGGTTTAGGCATTTTTATTTCTTTGATTAAATGATTGCGTAGTCATCTTATCATACTGAACTTCTGCCCTCTTATCTGCTATATCATAATCTTTTTGTATTCTTGCTTGATCAATAGCTGTCTTCTGTTTTAATCTCTCAGCGTCTAATTGTATTCTTGCTTGATCTCTTTGGGTATCCATTTGATCTTTTTGCGCATCTTGTTGTAATTCTTGTTGTTTTAATTGTATTGCAGGATCGGGTTGTCCTCCTCCAGAAAGTTGTTGAGATGTTTGTTTTAATTCTCCCATGAACTGAGCTTCTAATCTAGCAATAGCCTGATCCATATCTTCTTCAGGAAGTTGTCCTTCACTAATTAAGAATGATACTTGTTCTTTTGCTTTTAAAGATACATGTTCTAAAATGTGTTTTTGTAGTTTCATAGCCATAGCAGGATTACCTAAAATCATTTGATTAGTTCCAAAAATTAAATGATTTTGAATATGTGCGTCATGATCTTGTCCCTCATAAACACGCATCAAATTACCATCGAGTAAATCTGAATGTTCCATAGCAGGATCTTTTGGAGCTACTGGAGTATCTTTTCGTAAAATTTGATCCACATCTTTTACACCTAAAGCTTCATACATTCTGCGATATGCCTCTTTCATGTTGTGTAAATCAGGGGCACTTTGTGCTAGCTGTAGTTCAGTTTGTGCTAAAGTAACTCTTTGTGCTGTGGAGAAAATGTTAGGATCCGCTATAGGTAGTACATCTAAACTACTATCAAAGTCTTCTGCTTTAATAGTTCTATCAGCACCTTCTACAGAATAAGGGTATGTTTCTGGTAAATAATCACCAAAAACTTTGTATAATAATTTAAATTCTTTTCTTTGAGAATAGTAGCAACGTTTGTGAATCGCTGACATAATTTTGGAACCACGTTCTAATAAAGCGATTGTTGTTCCGACAGGAGCATTTTGATTAGCATCTCCCACTTGCATATCTGCAATGCTAGCGAATCGTTGTCCGGCTTGTACGACAAAACCTAAAAGACTGTATAATGTTTGAGAAGGTTCCTTGTAAGGAAGAGGCATAAAAGAGTTTCTCAAATCACCATTTGGTGCATCAATATCTCTAAACTCTCCAGGTTGTAAAGGATCAGCATCATCTCTCATACGAATACCTCGAGCTTTAAATCCTGCGGGTAGATTGGATAAAGTACCGGCATCAATTAGCTGTCGTAAGATATCAGTAGCTGTTCTAGATAAACCACCAATCATGTGAATTAAACCAAAACCATAAAAACCTAAACCAGGTAAAAACTTATATTGAACAAAGTATTGTTTCTTCATTTTCTTCGGATCATCTTTTTCGAAATTTCTACGAATACCTACGACCCTACTAGATCCCTCTTCTATAGTTACAATGTAAGGGCTTTTTATTCCTGTCATCTCTCCTGTTTCATCTTGGTCTTCGAAATTTTTTAAATCTATCGAAGTATGGAACTCATAAAGCTTTATAACTTTATCCGCATAACTAGGTCTTTGGCCATCAATTTGGTCATACTTTTGTTTGACTCTATCTGCCTCTGCTTCTTGAGGAAGTATTTCTACATCTTTGTAAAAACCAGAAACTTGTTTTTTACGAAAATCATTGTAACTCATGTTAATGACATGACAAATTCTTTCGCAGCCATCTAGGTCTGTTGCCATATAGTTAACAACTAAATCTTCTGCTGGAACAAACTTAGAAACAGGTCTGTCCATTAACTCATCGTAGTAAACTTTTTTAAAGGTCGATCCTGCTAAAGGTAAATAAAATAACATCTGATCATACTCTGGAGTATAATCTTCCATTTTATTCATTAACTGAAAATTCATAAACTCTTGAACACGTCCGGCTCTTGCGTACTTCTCTGGACTTTCGTCTCCCATAATAATGGTTCGCACAGGTCCGCTTGCGGGTAACAACTCTTTAAACGCTGTCGCTTGGAACTGTGTAGCACTCTCAGCTAGAAGAGGGTGAGTAGCGGCACTCGCTCCGCGGAACGGGTTTGTTCTCTCTTTGTAATTTAAACCTAGAAGATCTAATCCTTTGATATAAGCATCTTCCCATTCTTTACGAGAAGATTTATCACTTTCAAAATCTCCCATTAGTTCATCTGATAATTGATCCAAATCACGATCATCAATAACTTCTGCTAAGTTAGAGTAAAATTCTATTTCAGGTAAAGCTTCTCTTGGATCAAAATCAAGAGTGGCACCACCATCTTCGTCCATTTCAATTTCTAAACCTTCAGGTGTTGGAATTTGTTGTCCATCAACTATTACTTCCGTTTCTTTTTTTAAAATTTCAAGTTCAGGTTTACCACCTAGGTCTAAAGCTTTATCTGTATTATCTGCCATTGTTTAAAGATCTCGTTAAATAATTTATATCAACTAATCCACCATTTACAAGTGATGGTATTTTAGGTAAAGGCGTTACGTATCCGCCTTTTCTTTTTTTATCTATGCCTTTTCCTTCTTCGATTTTTGATCCGAAGAGGTTCGTAAGTTTTTCGAGGTAATCACCGATATCGGACCAGCTTTTAAGCGGAGTAACTGTTCCGGTTTCGTCACTAAAATACTTTTGATAACTTTCACCATTTTTATCTACCTTCCAATCGTTTTTTAATTTCTCTAATTCTACTTCTGATATATATGATTGTACAGTGAAATCAAGGTCTTTCGTAAACTCAGGGAACTTGTTGTCTATAAAGTCTTGTATATAAGGCAGTACATCCGCTTTTTTTAGTGGAGAATTTTTTATTGCCTCATTATCCACAATAATTCTAATACCGTCATTTCCATCTATTGTTTCGATAGGCTGATATCCCCTAAATATTCCATTAGGGTCATTGGCTACAAAGTATTCAAAAAATTGTTTTAAAGTATCACTATCTCTTAGATTACTTGTCCCATCTTCAACTAAATCAATACCAAAATTTTTAGGATTTTTTGTTAACTCTTTTGCTGTATTAACCCATACTTCTGTTTGGTTTAATAAATATCCTAACATCGCTCCAGCTTTTTTTGCATTCTCTTTTGATGAAAACATTTGCTCAACCGTAGAAGGGTTTTGATAAAGCTCCCATCCTCCTGTACCATGAACAGCACCAGAAAGATTTGTTCCAAAAACTTCGTTAACCATTTTAATTGCTTCAGCGGTAACCTCGTTATTTATTTTTTCTTGTTTAGAAATATCTAACTTTGAGTAGTCCTCACTGAATTGTTCTTCCCAAGGAGACCCCTCTCCTGGAGCTACCTCCATAGAAATTCTTCTTTGGTTTCTTGCCATAGCCATTGATACATCTCCACTGGTTCCTAATTCACCTGTGAAGTCTGTTAAGTTCATCCATCCTATAGCCTGAATCTCAGCAGGTTTCCAATCTGATTTACCTTGCCATTCGACACTGTTTAAATAATCTGTTAACTCTCTTCCAAACATGGCTCTATTTTCATATTTGGTCCCTGTAATACCNCCATCACTTATGTCAATTTTAATTCCTTCTGGTATTTCATATCCTAGTTTCTTTAATTTATTTAAATAAGTTTTATCAACTAAACCCATGTCTCTAGCAGTGTGTATATCTACAACAAAGGGAGAGCCTCCCTCCTCATTATTTCCCATTATGGATCTAACATCTTTGCCATACCCGGCATCTATAAAATCAGAAATTTTTTGTCCGACACCTTTTGTTACTTTTTTTTCAAAAAGAATGTCTTTAATNACTTGATTAGCCATAGGTAATCCTTTTCCTTTTATTTCGGTGTAAGGNACGCCTTGCTGCATTTGCTCGTAAATAAACAAAGTATTAGTTAAAGCACTGGTAGGTGTTTCGTTCTGTTGTCCTGATAACCAAGCAGTGGCTAACTTATCTCTTTCCGCTTTGTCACCAGCTCCGATAGAATCGAACTCATCAAAAATTTTCTTATACCAATTAGCAGCGTTAAGTATTTGTTCTTTATTCATTGTTGAATCAATTCTGTTTTTCCAATCATCAAATTCAATATTACCAATTGCTATATCAGGTAAATTAGTTCCAGGGGCTTTCAAAACTATTCTTTCATTTTGTGGTCCTCCAGGGTAAGAATCTACTTTTCCTTCTTTTATTTTTTTAATTCTATCTGTATGTAGTCTTAAATTGTTTTCTGTTTTATCATCAGGAAAGTTTATGCCTCCGATAAAATCAGTAAGTCCTTCTACAGTTACATCTGTAAATATTTCTTCTTCTTTTTTAATTTCTTTAGGTTCTCTTGTAAGTTCCTCTCCCTTAGTTGTAAATCCCATACTTTTATAAAATTTAGTTAACTGTTTTTTATTAAGAGTTCTACTTCCAAAAGGTTGAGCTACTCCTGTGATTGTCACTCCGTTTTCATCCGCTAATTTAAATAATTCATTTAAAACATCTTTCGCGATTCCCTGTCCTTGCATCTCAACAGGAACACCGATTGCATCTAATTCAAGAACTTTACCTTGACCCATCGGTGCTGCTAGCTCTAATGTTGCATGTACTTTACCTTCTTTTACCAAAATAAAATTATTATCTGATCTTTTCATGGGATCAATAGCGATTGCATATTCTCCTAGATTTCCTAATCGTTTTGGTTGAGCGATAATCATTTTCTCCCATCCCTCCATAAATAAGTCATTAGGGTCTCTTTCTATTGTATGATTTTTAACACCTGCTATTTGATTAAATATTTTTTCATTAGGTTTTAAATCTGTTTTCTTTTCTTCCGCTGTCATAATGTAATCAGAAGGTTTAATATCAGGAGCAGCGGTAAAACCAATATCTTGTACATTAATTTTTTCATACGGAATATCCGGAGTAATCAAAGGTTCGAAATCTTGTTGTGCTTCTGTAAATCCCACATCATCGACTGTTACTTTCTTTTCTTCAGGAATAACATCAGCGGGTTTATTTAATTTTTCATTAAATATTCTTTCTGCTTCTATTTGATCTGCATCAGGAGCATAAACAGCTCCAGCGGGTGTTTCTTGTATTCGACTGACAATCGATTGAATAGGGTTACCTGATAAAATATTTAAAATATCATCAAAAATTATTTGATTAGAATCATAGGCATTCATGATTTTCTCTGCGTTTTGTGCTCCGACAGCACTAATTAACAAAGGACCTACAATATTAGGATTAGTCGCTATTCTCTTTGTAATCTCTTTTCCAGCTACTCCTGTTAAAAAAGGGTACACCATTAATCACCTTCCACGGTCCGCGTTTCGCTAGTCAATGACCTCTTGTCATCATCTACGATCAAACCTCTATCATGAGTTATACCTTGTTGATCGTATTTTTCCAGTATTTCTACTAACTCTTCTTTTGACATGGTATCCATTGACTCTTCTGCTTTATTCTTCAAATCATAAAATCCTGCTACTCTTCCCCTTGCGACTTCCGCGTTGATGGCTGCTGAGTAATGCTTGTCATCCCGGGCCTCGTCCCGCATTTCTTTCAGTGCTGTTAAATGAGAAGCCATCGAGACACCCGATGTCTCATACAGATCTTGTTTCATTTCGTTTACTGCTTCCACAATATAGGGATTAATTTTTGGATTTAATAATTCGTGCGCCGTTTGTCGGGCACGATTTTGAGAGTACCCCGCCATGCGGGCCGCCTCGCTTGCGGAAATTTTGCCTGTTAAAGTTTGTTGGACGTAGTTCGTGACGAACAACATTTGCTTGGGCGTTAGCTTTTGTTTGAGTCTTCTATCCTCAGGATTTATTTTTTTAACCGTTATAGTATTCATAGTTTCGTTTACTCCTTGGTATATAATCATCTTCGTCATCAGCTAATTCCACCAAGTTTCCTTGACGATATCTTAACAAAGCCAATGTCATTGCGTCAACTAAATCATCATGTTCTCCGAAAGGAAAGGATGCACACTCTTCCATCATTTCAATTGCAAAGTCGTCATTGGACCGCCACACGTGGCCCGCTTCGAATATAGGGGCGACTGTATTAACACGAACATGTTTGTCCTGACCGCGGTTCGGGGAATAGGCAGTAGCATACACGCCAGCTCGTCTAAGCTCATGTATCAAGGGCATTCCGGTTGCTTTTGCTTCAATAATTACTAATTCAGGGTCGTGGTACCTAAGATTTTCCATAGCCATTTTTTTGAGTTCAGGAAAATCCCATCGACCTTTGTCGATATCTAGTAAAATGATATGAGGCTCGTCACTCTCGTTTGGATAGAATATTCCCCAAGTAGCAATAACAGAAAAGTCCGCAGTTTCTTTTTTTGAAAATGCAGTATCGTATGTTTGAATCTTAAAATAACATTCAGGGGTTATTTCCTTGTCCCACACCCTCCACCATTCGCGTTTAATGATGCTCGTACCATCGTACGTAGGATTTTGTTGCCATTGAGCATTCCATTTACTAGGAACCAAAGAAGCTTTTACTTTATCGAGTTCTTCAAGTTTCCAATACTGAGGCCAAATAGGTTTTCTTTTCTCTTCATCCTCATCTTCTAAGATAGCAGGAAATTCTACCAAATCCCATTTATCAGCTTTAAGATCTCCCATCTTTTTTACAAGTTGTGCAGTTAAATCTTTTTGAGACCAGCGAGTCATCACAATAGCTATTGATCCACCAGGTTGTAAACGTTGTCTAGGACCTGAGGTATACCATTCATAAGCATTATCCATTGCAGTTTCTGATAAAGCATCTTGTTCGGAGTGAGGATCATCAATAATTAACAGATCAGCACCACGACCTGTGATTGCACCACCTACACCTGCTGCAAAGTATTCGCCTCCATGATTCGTTTCCCATCTACCAGCAGCTTGATTATCTGTTCGCAACGTTACACCAGGGAATATTCGTTTATATTCTTTTGTATTCATTAAGTTACGAATTTTTCTACCAAATCTAACTGCAAGTTCACCAGTGTGAGTTGCTTGAATAATTTTTAATTTTGGATTAAGTCCTATCATCCATGCCGGAAACAAATAACTAGCGAATTCTGATTTTGTGTGCCTAGGTGGCATATTAATTATTAAGCGACAAGCTTTGTCGGTAGAAAATTTTTGAAATTTTTCTGATGTTCGTAGATGATGCGGTCCTTCGACAAATTCTGGCCACACCGCTTTAACAAAACGCATAAAATTAGTGCGTGCACCCTCTTGTTCTATCTTTTGACGAAGCAAAACCATTGCTTTTAGCTGCTCTTTGTCTAGTGTTTTGTATTTTTCAATATCCATATACAGATTTCATCCTATGACTGTGAAAATGTTGCTCACCATTGCCCTCGCCTGTAAGCGCACGGGCCATTTTTCGTGGGTGGGGGGTAGATTTTGTTCGTATTCTGTTCGTTTTTCTCTAAGTACCTAGCGTTCCACAATGTGGAACAAAAATTTGTTGCATAATACACAGTATAGGCCCTTTTTACCCCTATAAAAGCGTTATTTTTCAACGTTTTTGTGAAATCACTCATTATTATCGAACCCACCCACTACATTTAGTATGTCAGAATTCAGCTGTGCACTGAGCGCACGCCAATTTTCACGATCAGCGGCCCGCGCGCAAGGTTCCGCGGTGCTCGCACCGTCCAAAAAATCAAAATCTTTTGATCTATACAGGAAAACTTCTCTCGAAGAGAGGGCCCTCTGCAAGATGAACATCCCGTCAAAAATTTTAGAATATTTGTGATGAAAAGCTTTTTGATGGGGTCTGAGATTTTGTAACAATTTTTCACGTTCACATACCTTACACTCCATAAACAAAACTTCTCTATTCTTATTAAATAAAATTAGATCCGGAAAACCGTTAATTGTAGTAGTTTCAATGCGAATTGGATTAAATTCTGATAACTTTTCTTTTACCATTTTATATAAATTCTTTTCAGGTCCGGCCATAAATACACCGTTACATTATTTCATAATGTTAAACAAATCAACTATACCAAATCGTTACTAGAAGTTTTTCCAAAATTATATTTATAAATAAAATTTATCTTAAAAACAGTCTAATGCCCAAGGGAAGATGGAACACTGTCCACACTACTAAAAATAGAACTGTGGACAGGTTTTACTATATTTTTCAACTATTATAGAAGAATGGAACAGTGCCACACTTCTTTTTTATAAAAACTTTTTTTTATTTTAAATTTTTTCAAAAAAACTCTTGTACCGTTCCAGTGTTCCACGGTCCGCGGTCCACCAACCTATTAAAACGAACAAACTACGAACAAACCCAAAATCGCTTTTAACCTACGTTTTTTAACTGTAGAGATGTACCATAAAATATCATACTTAATCATACAGAAAGAACCCGTCAACCCATCTCTACAGCTCTTAAAACCGTTTTTATTTTTCCCTCATTTTCT